TCTTTCCATACTTATCAAACGCCATTGCGATACGTTTCACATCAATTGAGTATTCGCCATACTGTTTGGTTGCCATTGTGATTTGACCTTTCTGAATTTGGTTGATGTGTTTTGACTACTCTTTAATAATATCAAAAGTGATATTATTTGTCAAGAGAAAATTTCGATTAAAACAACCTTGTGCGCAATCCCGTGTGACGGGTGAAAACCTCTTCCAGTTGGTCACAGAAAATGTCTTCCGAGAAGGAAACCACGGTTTCCTTGAAATTACGAATACGGCAAAACTTCACATCATACAGGTCATTGCCGTTAAGCTGGATGCGAACATAGTTCACGCTCTTGGAGTTCTTTCCAACCTTGAATCCAAGACCCTGCTCAGAGACTACGAACAGTTTGGCCCCGGTCATTGCCTTGAAGCGATTTCCACCAAGTTGCTGCAAAATGATGTTTCCCTGTTCAACGGTCATTTGTGTTTTTCCCTTTCTTGATGTATTAAGAATACCAAAAATGGTTTTTCTTGTCAACGGAAAAATCCATAAGAGCGAAAAATCTCTATGAATAACAAGACTCTTCGCTCATATGGATTGTTTATCGGAACCTCTGCGGTGGTTCCGATAATTTAAACTTGTGCAGCGTGTTGGCGCATTCCGAGGTTCTCAAACGCCAAAATCGGTCATCCTTGTCAATGGAAAAATCACGTTATTGTTCACTGTGCTCGTCGCAACTCTCGAATTTCACCTTCAAGGGAAAGAATAGTAGCTTCCGCATTCATCAAATCATAATTCATTCCTATGACAGTTTCCATAAGAGTTGACACCATTTGCACCAAATTGTCATGCGAAATATCACTATCCTTGGCGCGAATTTTGTTCAGATCATAACAACAAAGTAGCGTATCTTCGTGATGTGCCATGTCATTATTCCTTCCACACTATCGATATTGGCTGATGTTGTTACGAACCGTATTAGTGAAAGGTTCAATCAAATTTTTATCAAAATTCATCTCGAAATCATCTAATGCGGCGGGAACCAAATCCCAAAACACATGATAGGTCTTCTTCATAGACACTCCCATCCTATCACACAAAATTCGATGCAACTCAGGAAGAACAAACTGAATGCACATTAGCTTGCCTTCCCTGATGGTTTCGCTCACATAAGCATTCTGCTCTGCGCGGGTGAAATCATTATCGGATTGTTTTTCTAATGCGTTTGAGATATTCATCAAATGCGCGTACATAGTCTGGGTTTTTGCGGCAATTCTCAGAAGCCATGCTGAACAGGTTAAACCGTTTGTCACTTGCTTCACTTTCGTTAGCAATACTACGCTTGGTTTCGTTAATCTCACGTATTCTCATTTTCGGTTTCTCCTCATCGCATCATTATGTGAAACCAGTGAAATATCAATTTCAAACCGATAGCACCGATTATTGTGGTTATAGCAAAGCTGATCAGCATCGTTCCCAACAATGTGAAGGGAAAAACCCAATTATTGAAAAGTACCCTATCTCGGAATTCTCGAACGTTTTTGATCATTGTCGCGACCTCTGGTTGGTTAATGACACCCATCTGATACGGCGCGAGTAGAGCCATGACAAGCCACCGAAGGCGTGTTATGAGTACCAAAATTATTTATTGGACCATGACAAGAATCACTCTCAATCAAAGGGCCATGACAGGCATCTTCGACATTACTGGCGCGATGTACGATGTTACGGGTCAATTCGGTTACGCTCAATTTGAACATACTATTCTCCCTTTTTCTCCCATTTGGTTGCCAACCGTGCATTTTCATATAGCACACGAAAAGTGTGGGTTGGGCTATATCGTTGAAGGTATGGCCGAACAATCGCTTTGATCATATCAAACATGTTTGCAGTCTGAGACGGTTCGACCATAAAACAGGAACGTTTCAGTTGAATCTTCATTCCGTACTTTTTTCCAAGTGATTTCAGATCAGTGAAGCAGCCGAATGCAAATGCAGCGGGAAGTTTCACACCCATCATCTTTTCGTATGACACATACAGTTCTGGACAAGATTGAAGTTCACTCAACTTAACGTGTTTCACGCCGTGCATCGCCAAGGCCATCAAGGAATTGTCCAGTTGTTCTGGTGTGCTGATATTAGCCTTACTCAGAAAAATAGACACCCGAATCTTGTCGGCATGATTTTCGGTGAGCAATTCCAATGCTTCCAATCGGTTATGCGGACGTTGCGCCACGAACTTGAAATTATTATTTTCCTCGGAAGTGGCATCCTGCACCGAAACATTGAGGCCATCCAACAAAGAAATAATTTCATTCCATGTTTTTGTATGCGTCCAAACCGTGCTCGGAACGGAAGTCGTCAACCAAATATGATCAACCTTTGATCGAATCCCCTTCACATAGGCCAGCACACGATCAGGGAACAACATCGGTTCGCCGCCCAGAATCAATACATCCTTGATTCCGCTGGCAAGTGTAGCAGAAATCATTTCTTCTACTGGCGCAGATGCAAGCGGATCAATACCATTTTTCTCGATGCAAAAACTACAACGGTTATCGCAGCTTGATGTGAATCTAACATCCAATGATGAATAGATTCCGTCACACGAGTTTCGTAGAAGTTTCATCTGTGATAATCACCTTTCAACAACATGCTATCACATCTTTGCATCAAAGTCAAATGACATTTGAGGATCAAGCCAATCAGAATCCTCAGAATCTCCTGTGAACCCATCGGCAGTGTAGTAACCACTCATTCCAATGATCACATTTCGCACCATCGCATCGGGATCAAAATCATCTTCTGCACCATTATAGGTGGCACACCTGACACCATATTGAGCAGCGGCAAGAATCGCTTCATCAAACTGCGCTCTGTTCAATGTCACTGAACGATACGGGGTGGCGATGGTAATTTGATCGCTGATTCCGAGACGGAAAGGCATTGGTGGAACATTTGCCTTTACCCCATTCGGACACTCGTCCCGTTGATATAACCAGTGGTCTTCACTCAATGGAAATGACATTATTGCTGATCCCACATTGGGAATAATTTGATCCAACATTTTAACCTTTCCGCCATGCGCCTCTGCCAGCGTGGTTAACTGTTTCTTCATTTGATGAGAGTTAGCTGTCATGATCATCCTCCATTAAAAACTTGATGAAATCCTCGACTGCAACATCAAATCCCGCTGCATGTTTATGTCCACCCCCACCCGGATACTTAGCGGCGACCTCCGAAACATCTATTCCTTCGGGAGTTGATCTTAATGAGAAAAGCAATCTTGGCGTTCCTGAAGAATTGGGTTCAATGCAAAAAGACACAGCAAACGATTCATCGGTGGCAAGGGTATTGGCAACATCAGAAGCGAGATAGTGTGGTGACATTGTGGCCCACACGACATGATCACCTATCACCACTTTGAACTTATTTTCACAAAGAAGGCTAACGGTGTGCGCCCTCGCTTGCAACAGAAGTTCTCCATCTTCAATGATTTGTTCACGGTATGTCCAGAGGGTATCACTTGCGATAATGTCCCACTCCTCAAATGTCATTGGATGTGTTTCTAATCCTAGACAGAACGGGCGGGTGTCCTCAAGTTCAAACTTCCACAGATCGCGGTCTTCAACGTAGGTCAGCAATATAGGAGGGCACTCGTTAGGGTAGAACCAATGCCATGCCAGCATACATCCTGAGTGGTTAACATCATGGACAAATTGTACATTGGTTGGCAGATCGTGCAATTCTTTCAAGGCTGTTTGGTGATGGTCCAAAACTACTATTTGAGGCGATGTTTTCGCCATTGAAAGTAGAATTTCATGGGAGGGGCAAAAGTCCAGAAAGTACACATCCCGTCCTCGCGCAGTCCACACCAAAGACTGTTGAGATTCTACATCGTGATAATCGACACCGATAAACTCCCAATCAGGGTGTGCGGTATTCACCACCCATGCGGCAGTGAATCCATCCAAACATTTATTGTGATATAAAACCAAAGGAACCATTAAAATATCTCCATTTGTCTATGATAGCAAACGATAAATCACAATTCAATACTTTCCATATGAATAGGCTTCAATCATTTGCCGAAATGCGATTGCGCGGGGCGAAAACACATCCCGTTCACTCGGAGCCATTTGCGCGATGGTCCGGTTATAACCTGTTGGAACAAATACTTTATCAAATCCAAAGCCATATTCTCCAACCGGGGTATCAATCACTGTTCCTGAGAGAGTCCCGCACCAAATTTCTTCCCATTGGTTCACAGGGTATGCTGAGGCCAGAGCAACAGTTACGATAGCAGTCTTATCTTCGCCGCTCATCCGATATAAAAAATCATCTTGGGCTACGGTTTCTGCCCACTTGATTAGCGCACCCGGGAACGCTCCCAAAGATCGAAAAGACAAACCAACATCTTCGGCCAAGATTAAATCATATTGTGAATGTGCAGAATAGTATTGCGCAACAGTTGACACTTTTTGTCTTGCGACCACTGCGGGAGATAGGGACTGTATTTCTGGCACATCATAATCACAAAACTCAAGAGAAATCTTGGCGTTCTGTTCACGATTGTACCGAGCGACTATCCGAGTGTATTCATCTCGTTTCTCTCGGTTTCCAGTATTCAAAAGAATGTTCATACCACGAATATAACACATGGTTCAACTGATTGTCAACCAAAAAGAAAATCAAAATTTGACGAACATCATATCAATCATGGGTGGTGCAGTGCTAAATTCGTTTTTGGTATTTCTTACTGAAGAAAAACGTCAGGTTTTCCCTTAATACTATAGAGGAAATATGACGCTATTTGTCTATGAATAAATTACCAAAATTGGTTTTATTTATAAGTGAAATATCGTCAGGTTTTCCCTTAATACTATAGAGGAAATATGACGCACTTGGAGTTATCCCTGCTCGACTACTTTCTGAAGCAATACCAATATGTCCATTCGGTACTCGTACTTCTTTAATACATAAATCAGTTTTTGTGCATTGTTCTGCAATTTATAGGTAGGTATTCCGTCTGTTGCATCTACTATATCTCTACGGATATTCGCTAAGTCCGCGTTATGGATTCGTAAACGGGTGGACAATTTATAGAAGAAAGTTCGTATATCATCCTTGTTCATAAATGATGTTCGTAGATAGTGCTTTAGATCGAGAAACGGAAGATCAATTGTCTTTTCTGATTTCAGAATCTCTTTTGAGTTCTTTGCTGTTGCGATGATATTACCTAGATCAGTCGTTGATAGATAGAGACGATCATAGGTTGGATACTTGAGTGTGTCTTGTTTGTAGGTGTTATAAACTGACGATAGAGACTCGCTGCGCTTGATAATCTCAAGACCTAACAACATTCCGAATAAAATTTCGGAAATCTCTTGGGTAGAGTAATGATCCACCATGTTTTCTTTTCTGTATGCTTTGGATTCAAGAATAAAATCAAACATTATATGTATCTCCTGATACGGGTGGCATTCCACTGACTCCATACGTGCTCGAAGAGGTTGGAACAGAAATACCGGAACTGGTTGAAGAGTCTACTGACACGTCTGATAGATCATCGGCTTCTACAGATGGGCTATCCAATACAGAGGAATACGACGAGTCACTACTTATTGATACATCGGATAAATCCGCAGATTGTACTTCGGCGGTATCAGACGAGCTAATGGTAGAGTTTTGTGTTGAGGTACTAGTGGTCTTGTCCATAAAACTACGGGTCGTATCCAAGAATACTTCTTTGATGGATTCCCAAGAGGGAATATTGGTACTAATTGTCCCGCCGTTGTATAACAGAGTTTCATATTCGATTCCCATCCTGTTTGTACAGCCCTCCGAAGAAGACATATCTAGCTGGTCGCCTTCGAATGATGTTATGACAGGATTCACTAAACAATATTCAGTGTATTTTGCTCCTGTGTTATCGGTTGCGCGGGAGAATTGAAAAATTCTGATTGACTTGAAGAACGCACTATCTCTATTGAAATATCCGTTGCCATCTACTGTATTCATTCCATATGCTGTTCCATCCGAAAATGCAGTGTTGTTATAGATAGACACATTACCGCTATACACAGGATCGAGTTTATTTGGAATATTCAATTGTGATTGATCGTAGGATGGATAGTAAGGTTCTTGGATCATGTACTGATAATACGCAAACCATAAGGTTTTCACCAATGATACTGTGTCATCCCAGAAGGTAATATCGATTGGATCATAAGTTGCCTTTGTAGATGTCAAGTCCCAACGATTATAGTTGTTATGTTTCTTGACCTCAAACTTAACTGATGGAACACGTACATTCTTGACGAGCAATCCAATGTAGGGGATATTATCCTTGTTCCAATTGACCACATTCTCACTATTCAACCCACTCAATACAGAATCTATTGTAGACAACACATCTTGATTGATTTCGAAAAATACGTGGAACCAGTTCTTGCTCTTTGGAATAAATCCGCCATCATTAGCTTCAAAAAAATTTGACGCAGTTGTGTATGGGCGCAGAGTTGTAGACATAGTTGTGTTAGGTTGCAATGACTGATTGTATGCAATGGCTGCTGCTTCTGCGGAGGTTGAGGTCAAAAACGAAAAGTTCATAAAGATATTTATCTGGATTTTGGCCGAAGAGCATAAATATTTGTAAGGAGTCTATAACTTATGAGTTCATTATCTTCAACAGCTTCACTAGCTTCATTTTCGGTTCCACTATCTGACCTTGGCGTTGCGGGTAGTGCTCAGGGCATTCTATTCCCTCGATTGAAAAATCGATTCCGTGTTATCTTCAACGGCTTTGGTCGTGCATCAAACTCACTTATTCTAACTCAGCAAATCATTGATTGCTCTAAGCCGGAAGTTTCGTTTGAAGAGCAAACGCTTGACATGTACAACTCAAAAATCAAGTATCTTGGCAAGCCATCTTGGAATGACATTTCGATTACTATCCGAGACTCTATGGATGGTGGAGTGCAAGCTCTCGTTGGTCAGCAACTACAATGCCAATTCGATTTTGCTAATCAGGCTTCTGCTACTGCGCCTTCTGTTTATAAGTTCGAAACATTGATTCAGGAACTTGATGGTGGTAATAGCGCAGGAACAGGCGAAGACCCAACCGTGTTGTCTGAATTCTCTCTTGCAGGTTGCTGGATTAAGAGCGCAAGCTACGATAGTCTTGATGTGAAGGATTCGGGACCAGTCACAGTTAAGTTGTCAATTGCTTATGACAATGCTCTTCAGTCATCTGCTGGAATTGGAACTGTTGTTGCATGGGAATCGGGTACTTCTGCGGTTTAATCAAAAATAATATAGCAAAAGAAAATGGGCCGGATTAAATCCGGCCCATTGTTATGTTTGCTGTTAAATCGTTGCGTCAAGATTCAAATTGATATAAATGAATTCAGCCGAAGTAATCGGAACTACCGCAACGTCACAGTACAATTCGTTTGCGTCAATGATTGCTGTTGTGTTGTTTGTTTCATCGCAAACAACCGCATAGTCACTGATGCCTCGAAGTGTGATCATGTTTGCCAAGAATTTTTCAACCTTGTATTTGAAGTTCTTACGTGTGGTTGCATCGTTTTGTTCAAATACATAACCCTTGGCAATGTCTTGTAACTTTTGACGGAGATAAATGGTCAGACGAGCCACATTGATTCGATTGAGTTCTGTCGAACCAGTGTAGGTAGTTTTCTGACCATAAATCGTAACACCTGTATCCGTCATATTGGTGATAGGATTTACACCGAGAGGATACAGCGTATCGCGAAGATTCTTTGAAACGCTATTGGTGATGTAATCACCTGTAGCAGCATCAATGTAACCAATCGAAGAGCAAACTGACACTAGACCACGGGTTGTTCCGGCAGGAGCAATCCAAGGATAGCTTGCAGCGTCACTCTTGATGATGGTATTCAAAGCCATGTGCGAAGCGGGAACAACAATGTCATTTCCGCTTAGGTCTTGGGTCAAACCAGCAGGATAATAAACGGCTGCATACTGATAACGAGTTACCAGTCCATCTACGCCATCACTTGCTGCATCCGAGGTATTACCTGCCCAAGCAGCCAGTGCGCTTGCATCTGGTGCAAGAGTCATTGGAGCATCGGAAATAATTAGCGCACTCTGATTGCGATCTTCATTGATGGTCTTCAATGTAGGTAGCAATTCAGGATAGCCCGGTGCGCACATCAGGTTGAATGAGTGATATTCGTCCTGTAACTGTTCTGAATTTTCCAGAGCAGAAATCATGGCCTTCACAACCATTCTACGTTGTGCTGCACTTCCAAGATAAGCAATTCCAGATTCGTCATTGCCACTGGCAGAAACCCACGTGTTAGGATATGAACCAGAGATAGCACCATCTGTGAACTTCTTCACGTTCATACCACTACGACGAGTGTTGAAGAGCAGTGTTCCGCGAGGATACAAAGCATAGCTTGGTGCATCCGAATCCAGAACAGCGGGAGTGATAGTAATCAATGTTGAAATTGGTGTAAGTGTTCCCAGACCAGCATCAACGTTTCCGTATGCAGACCAACGAGCATCAGCGAACACGATACCATTGGAGGTAACATGATCGGCAGTATCGATTGCACCCCATGCCGAACCGTTGTAACGATAGATTGCAGGAAGCGATGTTAGGTCAGAGGTATTCAACCATAGATCACCTGCAACAAGCGCAGTACCATCACTTTGTGTGGTAGGTGTGCTTGCACTTGCGATAGGCCCGTTAGGATCAGTCAGTGTTAGATTGTAACCACGAACATCGGCAGTGACCGTTGCATATGAAGCCCATGTACTTCCGGTATTGATTAGAATATCGGCAGCAGTTGGATCATCATAGTACCACAATGTTCCAGCCGATGCGTCAGCAGTAGGAGCAGAGCTACCCTGCACATAAGTCAACGCAGACCAGTTGGAAACCTTGTTGTAGATAGAAGACAAATTCATACCGATGGTTGTCAATGGTGAACCCGTTCCATCATACAGATAGAATGTGCTGCCGAAAGTATTTTCGATGGTCACATAACCAGTTGAGCTAACTGATGCAGTCAGGCCATTGATACCGAGACTGTTCACTGCGCTCACAAGCGAGTTAACTGATGTTCCGTTAAATGAAACAATCACGTTTCCTTGGAATGATCCAGAACCCGGAACAGCGGCATTGATGGTAAACGTATTTGTTCCGCTGGCCAAAGTAGCATTTGCAATAGTACCCGTAATTGATGCAGCACCAGCAGTCCACTGCAACAGTGTGGTTGAAGCAATTCCTGAGAACACACCTGTCTCTGCATATAGAGTTCCCGTAGCAATATTTGCACCGCCGCCGATTGCATCAAGAGCATAAATTGCAGCAGCATCATTGGCAGCAACAGTGACAGTGTTCACCTTCCATGTGGCCGAAGTCGAGTTATAGGTTTCGACAACAATGTTTGCGCCGTTGTTTACCGAACTGGTGTTATACCAGATTGAACCAGTTGGCGCAGGATAAGAATCTGTCGCAGTCCATGCAGGTACATTGGTAAACGATCCTGCACTGAATGCTGGAGCGTGATATGTTGCAGCGGTAATTCCGAGTGTGCTGGGCGAAACCGCAGAAACAACAATTGCATAATTGGCCGCTGTCGAATTTGCAGTTAAAGCAAGGCGATTACCGGAAGCATATGCACTCACACCAGCAATATTTGCAGAGTTAATATCCGAAATAATTGTTGCTAGTGTAGCCGAGGTAAACGCAACATTGGCTGAATTGATATTGATATATCCAGTGACCGTTCCGGTAACAGTGGAAGTTCCTACCACGGCAGGAATTGAAGACTGCCAAGCAGCCGAGCCTACGATATTCCATGTTCCTTGATAGCCCATGTACCATACTAGGTTGTTGGCATTCACTGTCACTACAGCATAATCACCAATTTTTCCGATTGTTGATGCTGGCTTGTAGTTTGCACCGTAAGTTCCGCTGGTAGTTCCATCTGTTTGAGCAGCCGAAGAAATAATCCACAGCTTTCCAGAACCAGAAGCATTTGTTGTTGAAATGGTCACGAAAGATTGTGATGCACTGTTCCACTGAAGCAGTCCGAAGCTGGTGGCAGCAGTGTCAAACCATACAGTAGCGTTTGCTGGAGCACTAACCGGGGCTGTTGCGCTTCCTGATAGAGAATCTAGGTCAATGTCCGCTCTCATGATATAAGCCTCGTCACCGATGCCTAGAGTTTCATAGGCAGTCATCAGGCCATATTCATTGAGTTCACTTCCGTTAACAGGAGTGCCGTCAGACACAAGAAAGTTTGGTTCGCCAAAATCAGCAACCAGTGAACGCTGGCTGGTTTCTAGCCACAGCTTACCAGAATTTGCCGATGTGGTGTACACGGCAGAGCTATTGCTTTGATTGGTCTTGTCCTGCGCGGTTGCGACGAGAATAAATGGCACTGTACCTGTTGTTGAAGAGGTATATGCAGTGTTGTCATTTACTGTCAGTTGTGTACCGGGACTTTTTAGAGTTGTTGTCATGTATAATCTCCCTTACGATACAGAAAAATCTGCTACATGTATTTAAGGGAAATCGGTTCAAATGGGGTAGATAAGTGAAAAGGTCGGCTTTAAAGCCGACCTTTGATAAGTTGATCAATTTTGTAACGGAAGTCATTTACTGATCCGTTATTCTGAATTACTTCATTAAACTTTTCCTTACACCAACCCCATTCTGTAATGTGAACGTTTGGATATAACGTTGGCATAAGCTCAGGAGAATTCAGTGCGGTGTCATGCCATGCAGGTTCTGCTCCCCGTTGAATGTTCCATAATTCTCCATGATATTTTCTCACTAGAGCAAACTCGTTTGAAAATCGGCAATCATCAATTACAAAATTATCGGAATCATTGAGTTTTCTTTCAAGTGCAGCAATCCAAATATCCTCATGGAAATGATTGCGCCATGTTTCTGTTCCGGCCTGTTGCAGCACCATTCGCGGTGTCAGATTAGGCATATTCAACCGATTCGCCCACCATACATCAACCTGTTCGCGCCACTCTCGACTTTCAACCGTATCACCTTTCAGCAGATCGTATTCCCAACCAAAAATCACCGAAATAGAACGTTTTAACGCTTCAGCAAATGATAGATGAATAAACCCGTGTGCGTTTTGAAGATACTCCGAGCAAAATCCTTTGCCACTACCAATAAGACCATTGACTCCAATAAGCATATAATCCTCCAATCATTCAATCATATCATAATTTAAAGGATTTGGCAAGACTTATCCCATGAAAATTCCCATCGGGGCCAAGTATGTTTTGAGTGCTTCTTCCAGCGACTTTTTCATTTCACTGGCCTGTGATTTTAATTGTGCGCCATTTAGAGTTGTTCCACCTGTTGCACTGGCAACAGACGAATATTTTTCACGGGCTTGACCGATGGTTTCCAAAATGATTGCGTAAGTATAATCTTTGATAAACCACAAACTATACGGACTGACCAATAATTGTTCTTCAGGAACATAAGCGTAGCACTGAATCAAGATTGATTCCCCCGAGCCTGTTGGTCTGCGAAATATGGTCAGTTTCTTTGTCACTGAATTGAAATTGAAATCAAGCTGGCCACCGAACATTCTATCAAGTTGAAATTGATAATTTTTGAAAAGTTCGTATGATACCAACCCACCAGTTCGCCCTGCGTTCAACAGCATAGTTGACACCGTTGCCTGAGAAAAAGGCTCAATCTGATCACCATGATTGAAGTCACCGATTGCACGACGAAACAATTTTGTGACAGCTTGAACTTCTAGGGGCAGTGTGTACTCTTGGGTATTTTCTTGCAGTTCCAAAAATAAAGCCATCTCTTCTACCGCATATGACGACTTTGCACGATAAATTTCGATGGATCGGGATAGTGCGTTTTGGTAATGTACAGGATCGGCTTCCACGTCCATCATTCCATCACCTAGCATAAGGCGGCAATAATCAAACACAGATTGTCGTAGGGTAGTTAAGTTAGAATCCATTATTAGAACCTCTTGGTATTTATCGTTGGGTCGCAACCCGCCGCATAAATACGGTATGGAGTGTCTACCGTGAAAAAACTTTTTTTGATTATTTTTATCGCTCTTGCATCGATAACACAAGCACAGATCATAAATTCCAACACACAGCTATCAGGCCCACTACAATCAACGAATAGTATGTTGCCGGGGGTTGCATCGGATAATGCAAATGGCATTACTGTTAGTGGCGGAATTACCACTGGCGGAGCATCTAATCTAAGTTCGACCACTATTGCCGGAACTACTTTGAACACTGTTCCGCTGACTGTGAAATCTTCTTCGGCCCGTGTATATGCAAATCCAACCGTTGTGCAGGTGGTTGATCACGGAACAACGGGTTCCTCTACCTTCACCTCGAATATTACCGCAGGTAATGTGTTGGTTGTAGCATGTGCGGCCCCTGCCCCAAATTGGACAGTTACCGACAGTCTGAACAATACGTTTTCATCGGCGACAACTATTTCCAGTACACTTAATGGTGGCATTTTTTATGCAACTATTACAACAGGTGGAAGTGATACCATTTATTGCAACGGAAGTAGCAGCAATTATATCTCTGCGATTGAATTGTCTGGTGTAACTGCAACCTCATATGACAGTGTGGGAGTATTGAAAGCTCTTACCAGCAGCAATTCAACCACCAACTCGGTTACAACCGCTGCACCCAATGACATTGTTATTGCCATGCTACTGCCAACAGGATCAAACCCATCTTCCAATCTAACCAATCCAGTTCCTACAGTAAAATTAGGAACTAATAATATGACCGTGGTTAATTCTATTAGTACGTTTGATGGTGCTATTGCGACCCATGTTGCATCTAGTACAGGAACTTATTCAGCAACGTGGACGGTCAATTCATCTTTGACTCATAGTATTGGACTCATTGCATTGAGAGCTAAAACAAGCGGAACTCAAAATGTAGATTATCTTGACGTGATGGATAATTCAAGTACCACTCTGTTGAGTGTTAATCATGTTGGTAAATTGATAACCTCGACAAGTACATCATCAACCGCTGGATTCAATTTACCTCATGGAACTTCTCCATCAGCGCCCGCTAATGGCGATTGTTGGACCACTACAAATGGACTGTATTGTTATATCAACGGTGCTACTGTTGGACCATACGCTTCAATTGGTAGCATTGTAAGTCCTGCAACAATTTACAGCACACCTTACTATTCATCTATTTCATCGTTAAGTGGAACATTGTTAACTGGAATTCCCTATTATTCAGGAACCGCTGCGCCAACCGTGGCAACAGGAGCACAAATAGCTGCCGCTATAGGTTCGACTGCAGTTACTAATGCCACAAATTCCGATAATACTCTAATCAATGTTCTAGCTTCGGGGAGTGTAAGTGTACTGGCCGGACCTGTTATGTTTGCCGCAGGTGCTACTACCGGACTCAGTGACTCTATGCTTTCGGGTGACACCTATCTTACATATGACCCTACCAGTCACATATTAACCTCCGACAAGATTACGGCAAGTTCATCATTGCAATTATCATCGGGATCAGCACTCACAGGTAATCGCGGAACCGGATCGCTGTTACTACACTCTACTGGAAGCTATGTCTCTGGTGATGGTGTCGCATTTGACTCTAATGGCAATGCAGTAGATTCCGGCTTACAGCTAACAGGAGCATCCACCACTATCAATGGTACTGCGTGTGCCCTTGACGGATCATGTAATGTAATCCCTGCTTCGGCTGGAATTTGGTCTAGCAGCACCGCGTATACCGCGAATCAATCGGTTTATTACTCGACCACTGGTTACACTTACACATGTATCTCAGCATGTGCTGCTGCGGTGTTGCCTACGAACACTACATACTGGACACAGATTTCTCCGGTAAACCTTGCTCAAATTGGCGGAACTACAATGGCACAAAATGCCGCTATTCGAGCGAATCTTCCATTATCTAAAAATCTGTTTAATTATGCCACAGTGACTTCGGGCTATTGGTTGGATTCGGGCGGAACTCTTACAGCGAATAGTGCTTACGTCATATCTGACTATATCCCTTGCAACACATCGGGTACTATGACTACTAGCAATGCACTTTCAAATGGAGTCATCGGACTGGCATATTATGATCAGACCCAGACCTTCATTTCATGGTCATCTACTGCGATTGCAGCGGGTGGAAGTTTTACTTGCCCGTCTACTGCTGCATGGGTGCGCGTATCTATATTGGCCACTAATGTTCCCGGAGAAATGATAGTTGCGGGATCAACGCTCCCTTCGAGTTATGTATCTTATGGTGCTCAAGACGCTTCATCCCAAGCAAATGCCGCAATCAATCTAATCAGAACATACGCGCCTGTTAGCACCTTCAACCTTTTCAACCAGAGTGCGGTTTCAACAAGCTCATTACTTACTTTGGCGACAGGTGCAACCCAAACATTAGCTGGCTGGTACGTCAGTGATTACATTCCGGTGCAATCCGGCGCGACCATCACTGTGGCTAAAGCTGGTGGTGGAGCCCCTTCATTTGGCGGAATTGATTTCTATGACTATAACAAGGGATTTATTAGTCAGGCCGCAACACTCGCATATGCCGCAGGTACATCAGTTACCGTTCGCGCCAATGCAGCTTATGTACGCATCTCCAGTGCTAACTCAACCCTTACAACCCAGATGGTTGTGTATGGCAGTTCTGCGCCAAGTTCTTATGTCGCTTATGGATCGGCGGCCTACACCCAAACACAGGCGTGGAATGCCCTAATAGGGGCAGTGTATGGATCATTGTCGCCGAATTTTAACTTTTTTAACTCATCAACAGTTACTAGTGGATACCTTCTGCTAACCGCAACCGGAGCTACTACAGCGGTCAGCGGATATTATACCTCGGCCTATATTCCAGTATATGCCGGAGAAGCAGTGTGGTGGACTGGATATGCATACGGAACGTCCGCTACATATGCAGCTATAGCATGGTATGATATTGCCCAGAATTTCATTTCAGCTACAGCAATACCTGCCGCCTCCGGTGCATTCACTGCTCCAACTGGTGCAGCATATGCACGTGTATCTGGATTGTTGACAAAGCTATCAACTGATAGTTTGACACAGCGTACTGCTGCACCTTCTTATAACCCGGCTTTCGGTGGTGCGGCTACAGGTGGAGCAGTATCGGGCCTATCTGGATTAAACATTGGTATTATCGGTGATTCAATTACACAAAATTCAACATGGCAAAGTACCGTGGTAGCACGTACTGGAGCGGTGATTGCATTTGAAGATGGAAGAGGCGGTCGATTGATGGGCCAAGCATTTGAGTGTTACGGTGCGGCAAGCGCGGGATCAACTCTCTCGACTTTCAATACCACTTATACCAATTGCGGATCAAAATTAACGGTGGGTCAAACAGTCGGTGATTCAATCGCAACTGATTTATCAACGGTAAATATGTTGATGATTGAACTAGGAACAAATAATCGTTCCGAAACAATCGGTACGTTAGGTGATACAGCAACAGCTGGTACACTATATGGCGACCTTTATTGGGTGCTAACTACCGCTCTTACCGCAAATCCATCTTTACGTCTTGCATTTGTAACTCCGCAATACAGTGCCCAGAGTGATAGCACTTCATTGGCGGTTGCAACAGCTATTGAAGCCTTTGGAAATTATTGGGGCGTTCCCGTGTTGAATATGACAAAAATGTGCGGTACAAACAGCCTCAATGCGTCAACATGGTTATCTGACGGAACGCATCCAACTGCGACAAGTGGAACAGAATACTATGGAGCATGTATTTCGGCTTTTTTAAATAGAATGTTCTAAGGGGGCGGTGGCCATATCTCACGGCGAATAAATATCTATATGGCCACCGTAAAAGTTAGAACCCGAGGAAATACCCTGCAAGATATTGAGTTGGAGAATTTTGCAACAGAAGAAACCTTGCTTGCAGTATTGAACGAATTGAAGGGTGCTTCCAAATCAAAAGGAGGCTCACCCTCGGTTGTCAATGATGCCAAGAAAAATTCAGAAGCAATAAAGCAAAACACCGAGCATACACTTGAATTATCATCATCCTTGGCGGAAGGTGCAGTTCGTATGTTCGGTGTTACTGCGTCACTGAAAGTTTTAGAAGTGGCAATGTCGTTTACAACACATTCGGTGTATGGTCTAATGCACACGTCTGGATTGTTGATGGCCACCTTTGCAGAAGGCAAAAATAATCTTGATGATTATGTTCAAGCAGTGGTAGCAGGAACCAAAAACATTCCAGTAATAAACGAATTCACTACTCTGCTAGGCGTGGCAAGCACAGCGGTCATGAATGTCAGTAAAACATTGTCTACATTGGATGAAAGTGGTCTGTCTTTCGACAACTCTTTAATCCAATTAGTAGCAAACGCAAGACAGATGGGAATGTCGGTTGAACAGTACGCCTCTTTGCTCAAGCATAACATCGGAACGCTGGCTGCGTATGGCACAGTTCAAGATGGACAGCGAAAGTTAACTGCGGTTTCTACCTTCACTCTTGAAAATTTCAACGATAGATTGTCTAGGGCTGGAATAACCATGGATCAATACAACGAAGAGTTGCCAATGATCATGAGTTTATTCAGTGGCAGTATGAAGACTGGCGGCAGTTCCACTAGAGAACTATCAGAAGCCTCGGTTTCATTGATGAGTGAATTTCAAGCAATGGCTGAGTTAACTGGAAAGTCCAGAAAGGAACAAGAAGAGCAAGTGCAACGAGCCGCCATGGATGCAGCATGGCAGCAAAAATTAAATTCATCTTCTGCGGCAACTCAACAAAAAATGAATATTGCGCTGACCGATTTCACTGCACAATATGGTGAACAGGGTGCAGCATTAACTAAGGCTGCAGCCACAGGAATGCCATTGCCTAAACAATTGGCAAGCCTTGTTGCAACAACACCGGGATTGATGGAATCATTCCAGAGACTACAGCGCATGGCGAATGACTCATCAGTATCTCAATCGCAGTTCACTATTGCCGCCGATGAAACATCAAAGCAAATATTACGTTCTGGTGTTTCGATGGGTGCTCAATTACAAACCCAGCTTGCTGCACAATCAGCGGGGTTCACTGATCAGTTTGGTGCGCAAGCAGAATTTGTTGCTAATGTTTATAAAAACAACAATGGGTTGATCCGTAATAACAAACTTGACGAAGCGGCTTATGAGAAGAAACAGGCTTCGGCCAGAGCACAGAAAAAGTTGGATGATGACACACAGAAATCGTTGTTGGATTTTAACAATCTTGTGCGGAAGGTGAATGTACATTTCACTCTAGATATTCTTGCTCCATTATTACAAAAAATGGTTCCGTTTATGAAAGCTATTGCGGGAGCATTTGAATTTATGTTTACACATCCAATTGCTACCGCGTTGGCTGGATTGACTGGTGTTGGACTATCCATTTATGGACTGTACACGGGAATCAAGTTGAGCAGAAAGTTGATTGAATATGAATTCGAAAGATTGATCATGGCAATCAGCAGATGCGCGACCCAACTCCAAGCTCAGGCCGAACTAGGAGCATTGGGTGGAGCATCAGGCGAAGCAGGGGCCATTGCTGGAGCTACAAAGGGGGTAGGTGAAGCCGCTGGCGTAGCAGGTGGTGTTGAGGTAGCCGAAGGTGTAGCAGGAGCAGGAGTAGCCGCAGAAAGTGGTGGGATGTTAGCTGGAGCCGCTGGAGCACTTGCATCTAATCCTATCGGATGGGCAATTGCCGCAATTACTGCTGTTGGTTTAGGAGTAGAAGCGTGGAACACGTTCAGTGAACATCAAGCGAAAGAACGTAAACAAGAAGCCGAAAAACAAAAGGTTCAGGCTGAAAAACGTGCCGAAACCGATAAAAATCTTGTCAACTATTTTATGGAAATGAACAACCATCTTGGGGCAATCAAATCACATGTAGGTGACTCTGCCGACACATTAGGGAAGGTGAACAAGAGCATCAAACTCGCGGCAAGTCAATAGGGAGAAAAAGTGGAACCAAACTGGTTCCGCTAAATACCCAAGAGGTTTTAAATGAGTACAAAGAAATATTTCAAAAGACCTATTATATCTCCTAATACCAGTCCTATGACATACCGCGCAGGTAAGTCACGCAACGGTGTGACTGCATCTTATGGACAAACACCAAATCTTCTTCAAGAAAGTTATCTAGGTTGTCCAAATCGTATCGAGCGATACCAGCAACTAGAACTAATGGCAAACGATTCTACCGTGGCCACCGCTCTGGACATTATTGCGCAATTTTCTACTCAGGCGAATCCAAATACCGGGCTATGTTTCAAGGTTGACTATAACGAAGAAGCAACACCAACTGAAATTTCGATTATCTCTGAACGGTTGCGCTCGTGGTATTACCTAAATGAATTACACAAGAGAATCTTCCGTATATTTCGCAACGTGTTGAAATATGGCGATCAGGTATTCATTCGTGACCCCGAGACATTCAAGTTGAATTACGTTGAAATGGATAACGTAATTAAAGTAATCGTAAATGAGAGTAAGGGTAAAGAACCTGAACAATATGTTCTGCGGAATATCAGTCCAAATTTCATGACACTTGTTGCCAGTGAAGTTCGTGCCAATGACATTTATAATATGGTTCCATCCGGTCCATTGTTTAGCACAAGCATTACAACTGGTGCAGGTATGCAATCCTCGCCATACTCAAGCGGAAGTCGCTTTACTCTACAGAAGAATGAAGCCGCAATTGATGCGTCCAATATTTTACATCTATCGTTGACAGAAGGTTTAGATTCAAACTGGCCATTCGGTACAAGTATTCTTGAGTCTGTTTTCAAGGTGTACAAGCAGAAGGAAATGTTGGAAGATAGTATAGTAATTTATCGTATCCAACGCGCACCATCAAGACGTGTATTCACAATTGACGTTGGTGATATGGCGCAGTATCAGATTTCTGCATATATCGAAAAATTGAAAACAGAAATGTATCAGCGTAGAATTCCATCTTACAATCAAAATGGAGCAAAGTTCTCGGATACGTCTTATCAGTCAATGGCTATCAATGAAGATTTCTTTTTACCTAAAACTTCAGCTGGCAGGGGCAGCACGGTTGATCAACTTCAAGAGGGAATGAACCTTGGAGAAATCAATGATCTGCGTTATTTCGATAACAAGATGATGAGAGGTTTACAGATTCCTTCATCCTATATTCCAATTGGGCCTGAAGATGGTTCACAACCAATTCAGGATGGAAAAGTCGGCGTGGCCTTGATTCAGGAATACTGCTTCAATCAGTATTGCGAACGTCTGCAACGATTGGTTTGTGATCTGTTGGATTTGGAATTCAAGGCATATTTGAAGTGGTGCGGAGTATCGATTGATAGCAGTATCTTCACGCTTTCATTTAATCCTCCGCAGAACTTTGCACATTATCGCCAAGTTGAATTAGACTCTGCAAAAATCAACACGTTCTCGTCGTTGGTTCAATATCCTTTCTTGTCGAAGCGATTTCTGATGAAGAGATTCTTGGGTCTTACTGAAGACGAAATGGCAGAGAACGCAAAGCTATTTGGAGAGGAATTGCCCGAAGAAGTTCAGAGCGGTAATGATGGAGCAAACATGCGGGACATTGGCGTAACTCCGGGTGGAATTGACAATGATCTTGGAAACTTCCCAGACATGCCTGATTTAGACGAAACGCCCGACATGGGAGAAGGTGGCGAAAGCGCACCAGAAGCAAGTCCAGAAGCTAGTCCAGATGCAGGAGCAGAACCAGAACTATGAAATTGAATGAACTATCACACACAGTTCCATGGCAGGACGAGCTTTCACCTGCCATGAATATGTCATCTAACCTTGACATACCATGGGATGAGGTAAGCGATGAACTAGAGCAACATGGCTGGAAACTTCTTGGCTCGGGATCATTTGCATCGGTATATGGAAAAGATTCCGAAAATGCGGTGTTGAAATTG